ATATTACAGTTGCCCCGATAGGGGCGACCCGCCGCAGCAAATCTTTGATTTGCGTTTGCTCTCGCAATAGAGCATACGCTGGTTGTGCTTCGCACCACCCAGATGAATAAGAAGATTATGCGGCGGAAGGCTGGGTGGAGCACGATTAAGAACCGGTGCGGGTTCGATGAGGGCATGATGGAGAGCCTTCTTATCGCGTGCGCGTGTGTATTTACGGTTTTTTTGGGGTTTTGGTTCCATTTGAGGTGGTCTATTCGGTTTATTGCCGACCAATTCCAGATCTTAGACGGAAAAATTGCTGAAGCGTTCAAAAATACACTTGAAAACCTACCAATTGGTGACGTTGAGCCGGTAAATCCTATGCAAATGATGTTGATGCAAATTATTCAAGACAATATGGCAAAGAATCCAGCTAAATTAGTCGAACGAGACGATAAAGGGTTATTTACCGCCAAAGACCCCGAGTGAGGCATGGCGCGACGCAGAAAGAAGAGAACACGACGAGGTCCCAGACAATTTAGCGTAATTAACGCGATAGAATCGTATGCTTATGCGAATTTACTAACAACGGGTCTAGCTGGAAACTCTCCGGTTGGATTCATTACCGGCGGTTCAGATATTTCCGTTGGCACAATGACGTACGGCGGGTCAACTGCAATGACTATTACAGGCGCAGAACAACTGACCCTAACGGAATTGATTAGTAATCCAGGAATCGCATTTGCTGGAATGCAAACCAATTTTATGAGTAATTATCAATCAATGGCTGTGCAAGCGATTGGAATTGGTATTGGGTTCAAAGTGGCTAAGAAACTACTTCGCCGACCTATCTCAAACGTAAATCGCAATATCTTCAAGCCACTCGGATTAGGGGTGAAATTGTAAAATGGCTACTAACACAGTTACCGGAGTGCTTGTTTGCTCAGATGGAACCAACATTCCACTAAAAGCGGAACTAGCCGAAGGAACCGAATCGGACCTAACTACAGATACTACCTATACCGTATCGGCGCAGAACATTGGAGACTATGCACAAGGTAAAACCGTCACTTCTGGATTAGTCACTTGTGATAACGGCGTTGCCTACGCCTACATTCTCCGTCAAGGTCTAGTGGCTGCAATTATTCCTGTCGGATTGAAGGGGGTTGCGTTTGAGGCTTCTCAACTCTGCGCCCCCTTCACTCTCCAGGCCGGAGATAAACTTCGAGTCATGAATAACACCGCCGCAGACCGTGAAGCCGCACTATGCGTTTACACTGCTTCGGGAGTATCTCGAATATTCGTAGTCACTGCAAGCGGCGCAGCGACAAACGAACTTGTTGATTTACAAACTTCTAACTCAATTGGAGACACATTACAAGGTCAAACCGTCGTCAAAGCATTTTGCACAAGCGTCGACGGGTCAAAAATTGAAACACCAGGCGCAGTTGTAGTTGATGCTTTAGGAAACGTCGTTGGTTCTGTTCCAATGACTTCACCGGCTTCAATGCAGCCATTGTTTAACTCATACCGCATTCCTGTTAATCTAAACTTCAAGGCACAATTCTTGACCAACGCATGAAGGTGAAAGAATGCCTAAAATGACTAAAACACAAATGAGAAGGTCATTAGTGAGAATGAGAAATAAAGCATTTGATCTGGTAAAACCTGGCGTATTTACAGTAAACGATTATGCAGCAATTAATAAAATTGTTAGAAAGGCTGAAAATAAATTGAAGTGAGAATATGCCGATTGAATCGCGGCCTGGATTTAGGCCACCCGGTTTTTCTCCGCCTCAATCACCAATTCCGCCGGCTTACACACCGCCGCCAATTCAAGTTCAACCACCTAGTGTTGCACCGACACAACCAGCTTCACAAATGACGCAATTGCCGGATAACATGATTGGTTACTTTATGCTATTATTGGGGTTATGATATGCCTTTACCATCTGCTGAAACTAGAGAAGCCCGCGTTTATGCACTGTTAAAGGGTCAAACCCTCGAATCATTAACCGGTCAATTAGCAGCAGGGGAATTTTTGCCGGAAGTTGGCAACCCAATTAGTGTTGAATCTCTAAACGAAGACGAACTTAGAAGGTTGGTTTTAGTTAAATTAGCGGTGGAAAGTGTCCGTGCGGATTGGCAGGGGTTGTTGAACTAATGCCATTACCTGACGCAAAACCAGATCGTAGGATATACGAACTCCTAAAGACTACAGATTTACAGAATTTAACCTTCTCAGACTTTCAAAAAGTAGCACAAACCATCTATGCCGAGCAGGGGGCAGAGGATGAACTGCGTAGAATAGTATTAGTTAACCTTGCCAGGTTGAGCGTAGCTGGCGAATGGACCGGATTAACAAGTGCTGGCGGTGGTGGTGGCGGTTCTATTCTAACGGGCAGCCCCAATGGAGATTGGGAAACAGGCAATTTAGTCGCTCAAGGCATAGGGTCTATGGGTTGGAGTGCAAGTCAAGCAACATCTACAACTTCATTGAGTTCTTTACGGCAATTTTACCGACCGTTTGTATCTTCAATGAGTGCAAATATTACAAAAATGACGATTAATGTATCTACTGCGTCTGCTGGTTCAAATGTTTTAGTCGGGATTTACAATGCAGATGAAAACGATGGCAACCCAACTAACTTGATTGGCTACGGTACATTCGACAGTGCTAGCACAGGCACAAAATCAGTAACGTCATTTTCAAGCACGATAACGTTAGAGCGCGGCAAATCATATTGGTACGCTGTAGTTGCGACTTCAGGTTCTCCGGTTGTTAGGTCAATGAACGCTACTTATTCCAATGCACTGTCTCTTGTTAATTCATACGCCCCAACAAGTTGGAGTATTGTTGATTATACAAACACAGGGGCATTAAGTGACCCTGCATCAACTTCAACTATGCGTGGGGGAAATGGGAGTTATCCACCGATAAATGTAGGAATTGGTTTCATATGATTGACCGTGATTATTACTTAGACAATGAATATCAAGGAAAAATAGATGTTAGTTGGGAATATGTTAGACAATTAAGAAACCAAATTCTTCGAGATACAGACTGGTGGGCTGTCAAAGATTTGACAATGAGCCAGGCAAAAAAGGACTACAGAATATTTCTTCGAGATCTTCCTCAAAATTTCGAGTCTGCAAATGACGCAGCCGATGCTTGGGCCGCTTATGAAATTCCAGAGTGATGCTATGCCTAAGCCAAAGCCGGACAATATCATAAGGCACGAAATAGTCTTGGGTCGAGCCGAAAGGGAATTGATTGATACTGCTACAACTGCCTATACTGCTAATCGACTGTTAACACCAATAACACAAGTATTGAGTTCTCCAAGTGGTTTAGTGACTGTGGCGGCAGTTATTGGGTTCTTTTTGGACAAAACCTTAGACCCAGATTGGCGAGAAATTACAGGAAACATGACGCCAAATCAAGTGAACGATTGGTTAGAAACTCAAAATTTAGTTGGCGCAGGTCTTTTCAGTTTTATTGGGTTTTTGATAGGAGTTCCTTTTGGCGGTGTTGGTGGTCTTGTAGGAGCGAGTGCGGGCGCAGCCGCAGGGTCCGCAGCGGTTGAAGTAGGCGAAGCAGTTGCAGAAAAAGCGACAATATCTGGACTACTTAATTTATGGAAAGAAATTATTCCATAATAATCCCTCGAATGGGGGGTAAACAGGTCATTTAGACAATTTTTTGCGCATTTTACTAATAAAGGATTCAGTTTTTCTCAATTCTTCACGTTCACGGCACACTTCGCTATATCGTTCCATTAATTGCTCATGTGCTTCAATTCGTGCTTCCATCTTTCTAGCCAATTCACCTGGCGGCGTATCATACCAAATAACCGCTTTAGATACAAATTGCGACTTGCGACCGCGTTTAATTTTAGAAACAATCTCGCTGGCTTTAGGCCAAAGCGTAAACGAATGAAGATTATTCCTCCCCATCAAATACCTCCATGTCTTTGAACGTCTCAAACATTTTTTTGTGAACTGAAATTATCATATCATTCATTGAACCGCCATATCTAACCAGCTTGATTTCAACACACTCAAACGCTTTGTGACTAAAATTAGAATTGTATCCAAACTTAACAACATAACCACCAGGCATTATCAGGTCGCCCAATAATCGTTCTACTCTCAATACTTTACCAGCATGTGTGTATAGATTGGTTTCTCCATATACTTCTGTTGATTGTCTATCACTGAACGGCGGGTCAAAAATTGCACCGTCAAATTGCTTTTGCAAAATATTCCAGTACTCTAGGTATTCTTCAACGTCTAAATGGTCTTCAGCCTTTGTCTCTGGATTAATGTCGTTTGTGTATGGATGAGCAAAGTCACAATCTCTCGCAAACGGGTCAATGACCTTTTTTCCTTCAAGATATTGTCTTACTACGCTAAACGCTTCTTTACATCTTAATGTATCTTTAGTTTGCATTCCGAATGATCTGGAGAACTTCATGCTCGACCCACCAACCTATGTGTTCCTCCAGCTCCACAAGTCATCCTTTGGATTTGTTCAACTTCTTCAAACGTAGTGGCATCGCATTCTAATCCGCATTTGCGGCATACTAATTTCATCTAAACCAATTCCCTAATCCACTGTGTTTAGGACAGCAACCCAATTCTTTCCATTTGCCGCCGTCAAGCATTATCGTCACATCAGCCCCGCAATAGCATTTTTTCTTTGTGTTTTTACCTTGCTTAATTCCGGTCATTGTATTACAACCCCGTTTCTGCGACAGTATGGGTATATATTACAGTTGCCCCGATAGGGGCGACCCGCCGCAGCAAATCTTTGATTTGCGTTTGCTCTCGCAATAGAGCATACGCTGGTTGTGCTTCGCACCACCCAGATGAATAAGAAGATTATGCGG